CTACTATGTAGTCTTTTGTGACCGCTTTTTGTGCAGCGGCCACGGCGTTAAATAGTTCGAGAAAGTCAAATTTCATGTTGTCGCTCCTGTAAATAGGGTTTGCTCAGTATAGACAAAAAAGCAAGAGAGACAACTACACACCATAACTAGTTTGCTATTAAGACGCCTTGGAAAGACGCGCCGATTTCTACATTCGTAGTATCGGTACTCGCTCGGCATTCAACGTCTGTTTTTTCTGGTAAAGCCAGAGGGTATTCAAACGGTACTAGCAGGAAATTGCTTTGTAGCGTTTGTACTAGGCGCGTCCTAAACGTGTTAGACCCAAACTCACGAGAGACGAATTTAGCGGTGACGTTTTTGTTAGCTAAAGATATAGCTGCGGTAAACGTAACGTCGTCTGTATAGAAGGTTGAGCCTGCGGGTACAGTATATACCACCTGCTGTGTTTGGTTATCCCCAGCCGCAACTTTTGCGTATATATCACCTGTAGGTACCCCCGCAGTTGCTCCAGAAACAGAAACATATATGTCCCCTGCCGCAGTGCCCCCACTACCTGACGTAGCAACAAACACACGATTTACCCGAAGCCATCCTGACGCATCGCCAATCTGCACCTGAGTCTGCCCGTTCATATCGACAGTGACACTTTGAGAGGCGTAGTTTTCGTCTAAGCCTTCTATAGTAACAGTCTGTGCACCTGTACCTGCGCTAATATCTGCGGTGCTAGAACTACTAATAAACGCAGTAAACGCCGCCGTAGCCCACGGATAATCCCCACCATGCACCCAGATACTTTCTTCTACACCGTTTACATCTGGGTTAAACCCAAACTTATACTCAGGAGACGCACCAACCACTTGGCCTTTAGATACTTGTAATTGGTATGGTTCTTGAACTGCCATAGCGTTCCTCAATGCGTTGTCGAGCTGGTTAAAGTAGATACGCAGCACTTTGTTAAATTCTTCAAACGATTGCGCGTCGTAAACTTTAGGTGGGTATGGTAATGCTGGCGCACGGAACGGTACGTTATATCTAGTATTATCTACCGCCATTACCGCCTCCCGTCAGGCCGCATATCAATACGCGGAGTGCCAAGCTGCCACGAAACTCCCAACGCAGTAGACTCAATTTTTACTGCAAGCTGCCTACCGCGTATGCGCGTATTGAGTTGCCCAGTGTATTGTTCTATAGGTAAAACCGCGCTTCGCGTAATATTTGCTGAACTAATTCCACCTTGCGATAGGGGGTCGTTATACCCTGAACCTGAGTTTGCAAGAGGTAACAAAGTCATCGTTGCGACAGGAGCAGCGGCTGTAGAACCTGTAAATGTAATATCAGGAAGTACCCGCCAAATAAACGCAAACTGGTGCCCGTCGTCCAAATCAAACTGTGAGGAAGATATAGAAGCTGCAATCGGAAGCGTTGTATCTGTTTCATTATTGTCCGTGCCAACCTCATGATTGACTAGGTTGTAGCTATACGTAGCCGCTAATGGGAAGTTACGTAGCCCAGAATCTAGCCATGCTGTACGGGACAAATTGCCGTAGTACCACGTGTTTTCCATGTAGTTATAGACTACATACTTATCAACATCGGTTTGGTTTGTAGAGCAGTAGAACCACCAAACTTCGTGAAACGACTCGTTTGTACCTGCAAAAACTTGATCGTATTGTTGGGTATTAAAGTCACTAAATACGTGACGACGTAGATCAGATACTAGCGGTTGCGTGCGTCCGTCATACTTATAGAACTTATCTTTACCCATCCAATAGGCCACACCATTAGCGTAACTAACGGCATTTTGCCCTGCGATAGATATGTTTTCTCCGACAAGTTGCGCCGCCCAAACAGCAGGTGCGCCTACATATTGCATGGAATACACGGCAGAATCGGTCCAAACAAGCACCTCTTGGCGGGATTGCTTTGCTGCTACGATCCGCGTGCCCCGAGATAATACGATACTTCCTGCTTGGTTTGTTGCCGCAGGGGTCCAATTTGCTGGGTTTTCTTGGTCTGACCACCGAACAAGCATAGGATTGATTGTGGCGGATGCAATTTCGTTTGCTCCAAAAGCAAATACAAAACGGCTAATATCAGAAATTTCAATAACATTCTGCACTATTGGAACATCCGATGCCCCTGCTAAATTTTGCAAGGGTACGGCACGGGTATCAACACCCGCAGTGGCGTCCCAGTAATACATCCCGCCGCCACGAGGCCCAAAGATAAGGTCTTCACCAAAGTTTGTTTGGCTCCATAGGCGGATAGCTTCGGTTGAAACAAGCCCAGTACCCCAGACACCGCCGCCCCAAGTGCCTGCACCCCAACCAGCAAGCGGAATTGCGTAAGCAGCGCCGACATGGATTTGGTATGCCCCTACTGTGGAGCTTCCACCGTTTCCGGTATCCGAAGCATTTGCAGTTGCGGTTGCAATAATTGTAAAGCTATTAGCATCAAGTAGCGCATCGACTTGGTATTCTTGGTTAAGCACATCCGCTGTGATGTTACCTCCAAGAGATACTGCACCACTAAAAGTGACAAAATCACCTTCGGTAGCACCGTGCCCGTTATCGGCTACGGTTATTACATTACTACCATTAGTAGCAGCAAACGTAACGTCCCCAGCAGCCGTGGTCTCTCGAATAGGCGTAATGTCGTTGTACGCACCGCCTTCTTCCAGATAAAACTTTAGATTAGTACCAACTCCTAAAAGATTGATACTTCCTAACGTAACCCAGTTCCATAATGAACGGCATACCCCAAGATAGGTAGTAGAAGAAATACGCTGCCAGCCACCTATTTTCTCAGGTAAACCTTGGCGAAACCGGACTTTATCGCACTCGTACCATCCGCCTTCATTAGAATAGCTTGTACGCTCCCTATTTACACCGGATTTAAATAATATCTTCTGAAGAGGCATAGGTCCACCTACATAGCTTGGCCAAAAATTGGCGGCAAAGAAGTAACCTGAATGGCTACGCTTTGCTTTAAATTAAGCGGTTGCCCGCAATCAGAGCAAGTATCGGCTGAAATCTCGGATTCATCAAGATCGTAACTGCAATTTGCACAAACAACTTCTACTGTATGGGTCGGCTCAACACCAGAATCAATGTCCCGAGCGGCTACTACTGTCTTCATAACTATCCTCGCAATTCAAAATGTGGCCCATCAAAGAATGGGCGTTTGCCTTGGCTACGGCGAAGATCAACGTAAGAGTTCATAGCCTCCTCCATTGTACCATCCCAAACGCGAATATCGTCTACCGACCATGCGCCGCCCCACCTAATATGTACGTTGTGGTAACGTGCAGCAACTTTCATTGCATCAGCAAGGTCATCGTAAAGCGAGATTTCCCACGAAGCTCTTGGGCCAACGTAAGCCATCAAGTCTACAGCGTGACTAAATCCATCTGCCTGTCGCAGATGATAACTATTCATGGTCTTTGATGCACCTTTTTCAAACAATTCTTTTTGTTCTTCGAGGGTTCTCACACCGTAGATTACACCAAAATCGGTAGACGTTTTTTCAATGGCCGTATGTACTACCTTAACCAAATCGGGGTGTACCCCATCTAAGTTAGTTATACTACGCTGGGATAGCTTAAACGTCATTTAGACACTCCTTTGTACTTTTCAAATGTACGCAGCCCCCCAAGCCCGATTAGCCCACCAAGAACAGTCATAAGAGTGCTCATATCAAATTCCGGTAGCATAGGGATAGTAGCCCCTGTAAGTGCTACAATAAAGAGTAAAAAAGGTTGTATGACAAAATGGTAGGCAAACGCGATTCCGCATACCCACCCGATAAATGGCCTCCAGCCGCCCTTAAACAAAGAGCCGGACGCTGCTTCAGCCTTGTTAACTTCTATCTGTGCAAGACTCAGCTCGTGAGCTTGCCTCTCTGCCATAGTCGCAATTTCGTGAGCGAGTTTAGCTTTTTCGTCTGCGTCGGGGATAAACTTATCGAGTAACCCACTTACAGGTCCAATCAGTGCTTGTAGCATGTACACACCTTTCCAGAAGAGTTTATTAACTATACCATATCGTTTTGTTACTACTTTTGCAAAGAAATTGCAATCCGTGGTTAATCCCAGAATAACGTATTGCTTGGCACCATAACGGGCACACACCAACCGTCAATACGATTACCCGCATAGTAGTACGCTCCGTTTCGGTACCGATTACCTTGCTCTATTTGAGAGGCAAAAAAATTACACCTGCGGATGTCTCTGAAATACATGCCCTGCGTGTCAACTTCCGTGCCACCAACTGTTATCATAAGTATGAACGCCATGACCATGACAGAGGTTATCCCCCCATACTTACGAGGTACATTACCCATGCAAATAACGCGTAAATGCCTACTACAAACACTACGGCTCCAATAAAATAACTGAAGTATTCGTTGCGTTTTATTGCTGCTTTCCGAATGTCGTCTTTTTCTTTGAGCCGTCTTTTGCGGGCTTCAGCTTGGAAGCGCACCCAATCATCCCAAAGACCGGGGCGACCATAGATTTTTATCATAGATTCAAGGTCTTTTTCCGCTTGAGTAATTTTCTCAAGGGCCATGAACTCTTCTATGTCTTGGTCAGATTGCCCACTGAGAGAACCCCAGAAGCTCTTCTTTTTCTTTTGGTGCCGACTTTTTAGTTCTTCTTTGGCGTTAGTAATCGTGGTGATTTGCTGAAAGCAATCCCCTAAGTCGCGGCCATTAGCCACAAATTGTTTTACAACGCTAAAAGCCGCGTTAAACGCAGCCAATTCAACAAGCATACCAATGCGCTCCGTGTAATACAGATCAAATTAGCGCAGCACACTGGCGTTGTTTACTTATACCATAACAAGTTAATGTTTGTATAGGGGTAGTTATCGTTTCTCCATTAGACGATCTAGTTTCTCGTCTAACCGTTCCAAACGATCTAGTACCCTGTTTATATCGGCATGAACTTCTGCCTTAGTGACATATTCTCGTGCCATCTCTTCACGTGTTCTGTTCAACAGAATAGTGACGCGCTTTATCTCATCGTGCTGGGATTTAATCCACCACCCTAAACCACTTATTACTGCGGCAAATACCATGTTCAAAAGCGCGTCCATTTCCATTATTCAG